ACCTTATCGGTAAACATCTTCTTAGCATCAGGTCCTGTTTTAGAACAAATACCAAGTCTTGCATCTTTTGCGATACTACCAATGTTTGATGTTTCACCCGATGCCATGAACGAAAACCCTGAACGTCTGTTCTTTAGGTATATCATTCCAAAGCAACGATTGTCCGCCTTGCAAGCCTCCCAAAATATGTAAAATACTCTGTTCGACTCACGAAAGTCGGGAAGACCAATATCAATCTTAGACCACTGAAGGTACATCCAATGAGAGCCTGTTATGTATGTCGGTCTGCCATTATTTGTGAACCAATAACCTTCCTCACGATGGTCAAATTGTTGATTGATATAGTCAACCCACTTTTGTTTGAATGCTTCATCTTTGTTATTCCATTCAAAAATAGTTTTTAATTTAGATAATTCTTTAGGATATTCTTGAGGTTTCCATTTATTTATTCCTTTCGATATACTTTTAGGTGCTTTAGGGAGTGCGATTTTTAAATTGTTGATTTCGTAAATTTCTCCGATAGTTCCGTCTTTAGAGATTATAACAATATCGTACCTCTCATCATACCCATACTTCCATGACTTACTATTGTTATATTTAGTAAGCAATCTGTCTGGTACGACTCCATGCACAACTTGATATAAGTTGCTAACTTCAGTTTCGTTTTTCTTTACCTTTTGCACGATTTTCTGCGAATGTAATTGGTACTTCCTTACTTTCTTTCTTTAGTTCTTCAGATGCTTCTTTCTCAGATTCAATCTTCGATAAGATAGCTAGGGCGTCATCAAAAGCAAGTCGCTTCGATGCTGCCGCATTTTTTAATTTGTCAGCCGATATGTCGTCTTCAGTATTTGTTACAATAGGTTCTCTGAGTATTTTAATTAACTCATCTACCGCAACAAGTCCTGCTTCTAGGATTTCTTGTCTTTTACTAAGCATATGTTCTTGTATCTCATTCTAAATAACCGTTCATCGTCTATTTTAAATTCATACTCCGAATCAGGAGTAAAAGAAACAGTATCTCCAATTTTAAACTCAGGCATAAAGCTATCAGTATATTTTACAATACCCCACAACTCTTTATCATGCCCTAATTTTTGAATCAACTCACCTTTATTGTCGTTCGCTATTGGTTTAATAAAGCAAAACGGGTTCGGTGCTTGCCACTCACAATCATCATTCTTTCGATATAAATACAGTTGGTCTTCCTCAATGATAAACAAATCATCAACCAAATGATTCCATGAACTTTTCTCACGACCTTTCATGTCATAATAAATCCTAAAAACATTATGGTGAACAATAACTGTATCTCCAACCTCAATATTACCAGTGTAATACATAGGCAAGGCTTTTACCAAACCGTATCTATTTGTAACGGTATGGTCCTCCATAGAAGATGACATGACAATTTCTTGTCCTTCAATCATTTTCTTATTGTCGTACCTATCGCCGTTCTTTGGCGTAATGATAAATGAATATGGTGAACGCATTAAAAGTTGATATTAAATTCTACTGATATTGGCATTGTCTTATTAAACTGTTTCCATTTAATAATCTCATTATTACTATTCTTTATCCAAATCTCATACGCTTCAGTCGTTTCTTTAATCAAGTCAATAACATTTGAATTGTTAAGAACGATTTGACCTAAGACATATTTCATTGAATTAAGATAGTCAGGACCTATCGTTATCTTTCGTATCATACTCTCCCGTTTGAAGGTTAATTTTTACATCGCCATATTTGACTTGTAATTCAGCTTGACATTCCTGGAGTTGCATCATGCAAACGTCCATATCCTCTGTCGCTCGTTTTAAAAATAAAGCCATATCAGCAACGTGACTCTTTACTTCTAAACTTCTCATCTTCAAAGATGACAATTTAGACAATTCTTCTTCTGTAATTTTTTTCATTTTATTAGATTTTATTCGCAAATGTAATCAATATATCTTATAAAAGCAAAAAACGCATAGCAATTAAGCTATACGTTTCTCGATTTCTTTCCTCCGAACGGTAGGATGAACTTTATTTTTACAATCTGATTGCTTTAATTGTATCTGTTGAATCGTCAAAATACAAGTACGTACAGTTAGCAGATGCACCATTCAATACGGTAATTGCTGTTGCTGCCGCTGATGCATTTGTGTAGCTTGGCAGTGATTCGTTTGAAAAAATTGTTTTATTATTAAGCGTGTTGCCTAAACCTGCATCAACTCCAAAGGCATTCACGTGATTACCCTCATTGTCTTTGGCAGCACCTCTTCCAATAGCATTAACATAATTACCAATGTTACCATTGGCAGCATCAGGTCCGTCAGCATTAACAAAATCTCCTTCATTATTCAGTGCCGAGTTTCTACCTCTGGCATTTACTCCAGTACCAACATTTCCTGCCGCTGAGGATGAACCGAATCCATTTACGTTATCTGCCGTATTATCTGCCGCAGCATTACTTCCTAAACCTATTACATTCTCTCCGTTATTATCTACTCCTGCACCAGTGCCTTGGAAGTTATTACCATCAACCAAGTCAGAACCATTATCTAAAACTTGTTGTAGGGTTTGGTTTGCCACAAGTGCATCTGTAATATCGCCAACTCTAAAGTTCTTTGTAGCATTCGTACCATTAGCCGTGCCCAACAATCTATCGTCAGCACTTACTGGTGACTCTAATGTATAATCTTTAATTTTCATATCGTTATGTATTTTATACCGTTTTATTTTATCTTTTATCTTTTATCTTTTTAATTGCCTTACCTAAAATAATCATCTCATCAATTGTAAACAAATCATTCCTAGCTATATTGCATTCTTTACAACAAGGAACACAATTTGATTTTAAATGCCCTAGAGAGTTGTCTATTCTATCTGCTCCAGTAGATGGGTATGTGCAATAAAAACAAGGTTGTTTTTTAATGTTTTCTATATATAGAATATCCAAATCATTTTTAAATCCTTTTATTTTATCTATTTTCTGATAAGCTTTAAGTGTAGCATAACACCTTCCCTTAAATGATTTGTTGTATTTATTCTTTGCAATCCTGCTTGCATTTTTTTGACATTCAGTCATATTATCCCACCTATCGCTCCACTTCCTTTTATCTTTTCTCAGTTTAGAACACTCCTTGCACCTATACTCTAGACCTAAATAACAGTTTTTACTCCTATGAAAAAAATCATTTGTAGCTAATTTTATTACCTTGCACGTTGTGCATTTTCTTTTATTTAACTCATTCATATCATGAACCAATTTCAAAGTGCATCCAATCGTAATTTTTTTCTCTTCCTAAACTGATAAAACCATGTTTGTAAAAAATATCAATCATTTGCTTATATTCAGGTCGTGCAAATCTAGCCGTCTTAGATGTTTCTTTTAATTTATTTCTAGCAGGGTCTAAATCAATAGCTGTTCCCCAAGAATGTTTCGACCAATCAGAACCGCCACGCATTTTTCTGAAATTAAAACAACCGCCAAATAAATCAATTCCTAGCTCCTTGATTTTAGGCAAACCATAAACTTCTAGCAATTCAGTAAAAACAGCGTTTAGTCTTTCAGCAACTAATTTATGGCATCTAATTTTAGAAACAGTTATTTTTGTGTCCCAAGCAATACGCATCGGGTAAGGCGTTTTAATGGTAACTAAATACGAACCCAACTCATTAGGCTGCCCGTACTTTTCAATCATTTGTTTTGTAGTTAACATCTTATTTTTTTTTATTAACAATTCCATTTCTTCAAGCTGAGAGCCTTTCTTGTCGGTCTTCCTTTTTCGTCCTTCATTGGTCCAGGCATTCCTGACATTCTAGCACAGAAAGATTTTCTCCGCTTAGCGTCTTTACTGTCAGGGTCTAGTTTTGATGGAGGTGTCGTGACTGCCATTTTTAACTTGCTTCCAGGGTTTTCTTTACGATAAGATGCTACACCTTTTGCGTTCAACCCTCCCGATTTACTTTTTCCCTCGGCTCTTGTCCATGCCGCTGTCTTTGCCATCTTATTTCTTTGTTAGGACCTGAAATAGTTGTGCCAAGAAATTAGGCTTACCACCATTAATCTCGACCTTCTGACCGTGATACACTGCGACACCAGTACTTACTGCACCGACACCGCAAATAATTGCAACACCTAGTGGTGCTGTAACTCCACCAAAAGTTAAAAGTACTCCCATTGCACCAGCTACTGCGGTTGCGATTTTACCAATCTTTTTAGATTTGTCTGGCGTTGGTTCTGCCATTCTTTGTAGTACATTTAAATTTTCAACTTCTTTCATCTTCTATGTTTTTAAGGGTTATTGGTTGCGTTATAATTGCCAATAGTGGCATCTTATTTTCTTGTTCTTTATTATTTGCTTGAGGACGAACGAACGGTCTCATTATCTCAGTCTTTTCACGATTACAGTCAGATAGCTCAGCTTTTAGTTTTACCACATCCTGATTCAAAAAGTACACCAAAACTAGAGCTAATCCCGATAGCCCGTTTGTCTTTACGAAACTTACTATCTCCATCATATCTCTTCAGGTATTTCTTGTCCATACTCAGCTAATCTGTCCGTCAGTCCTTCTAATTCATCAAAAAACTCTAAATATGGTTGACCTGTTACGACTTCCGAACCTTCCTCTAATTGTCCGCAACAAAAAATGTCAATCCCATTATGTGCTAAAAAATATCTCATATCCCTCCATCTACTATTGTCCAATTGTTTGGAGCACTCGTTAATACTAATTTCGCTGCGTCTGATGCAGACGTTCTTTTAATTGTACCAAAATTAATTGATAAATTTGGTTGTACAGGTCTTGATGCCCATCCTATTAGTAGAGCGTCATAATTTGCTGTTGAAAAGTCTGAGAATGTCTTTCCTAACATAAAATTATTAAAACTTAAACAATTACTAACATCCCAATTGCCAAGATTTCTATTAAAAGCAGATGCACTTCTGAACATACTACTTAAAGTTGTAGCATTAATAACATTCCAATTACTTATATCAATATCAAAAGCCGATGCATTCCTAAACATTTCCCCGAAATTTATTACATTTGATGTGTCCCAATTACTTATGTCACCATTAAAATTAGTAGAACCAAAAAATGTTTGTAACATAGTTGTTACGTTTGCTGTATCCCAACCACTTAAGTCATCATTAAAATTAATAGCATCTAAAAAACAACCACTTAAATTAATTACATTAGACATATCCCATTCATTAACTCTGTTAATAGTTGTAAGTGAAGTACAATCCCTAAACATATTGGTCCAGTTTCTTGTTTGTTCATTTAAAGTTTGACCTGGATTGTAAACTTTTAAAACATCATTTACTTCTGATAAATTAAGATTAGAACATCCATAAAATTGACTTCCCCCTGTACCTAGGCTAAACTGACTCCCCCATTGAAAAATACGGTAAATTTTATCTTTATCACCAGTGTTAGCAAATCTGAACCTTCTGACTCTACCGTCTATTGTAATTGTATATGTCCCAGGAAACTTATAAATATGAGTTCTATTTCCATACTTATTTGGAGATGTTTCTCCATCACCCCAATCAATAGTGCCATTATAACTTCCATTTGTTTGATATGGCAATGTTACAGTTTCGTCAATAGCTGTCGTCTTCCATTCAGATATGAACGGAGTGTGTGTCACAGGAGGTGTTTCCCGAAAATCGGAGTTACCTATAACATTTGATATGGATATTTGTAACGACATATCACCAAAGTGCTACAATACTATCAGCAGTAGTGTCTTCATCAAAAACTCTTATCACATTGATAGGTAGAAATACACCGTCATTCAGGTTAAAAAAAACAACATCATCTCCACCAGCTGTACGAACTTTCAAGTTGCCTCCTACGCCAACGTAAAGAACGGCAGGAATAACTTTCTCAGCTTCCGAACCAACGAAATAAATATCTTCATCATCATTTGGTACAACTGGCAGTGCTCGCCCGACTTGTAATTTTAAATTGCTCATATCTTTCTATTTTTTAGTACTCTTTCCATTTGCACCATTTCGTGCTCTATTCTTTGATGGCGACTCAGCGACCAACGTTCCTTTCTTTGTATGCGACATATCAGGACCACCCTTGCCATAAATACCTCTCTTGCGTCTTTCAGTATTTAATTCAGAACGATATTCCGACTGTCCTGGCTTTTTATTGTAATCACGCTGATATGCCCTTTTTTTAGCCGCTGCTTCAGGATTCTCTGCGTAATACTTAGACGATTCACTCTTGCCCATAGAATATTTTATTTATCAACAAGTCAGGATTATTTAATTTCTCTTTTCGTTTATCACATCCGCAGTCTTGTATTCCAACTGCATTTGTAATTGCACCAACTACTTTATCAATTTTGGCAACTTTTATTGCTGCCTCGATACTGTCGCCAATGCCCTTGTGAGCTTTTAATATCCTGATTTGCATATTAAGCACAAATATAGTAATTTTGAATTAAATAATTAAAATCAAATGGGCAAACCAAAAAAAGTTGTTAAAAAATTAATTAGAACGTACATACGTAGAGAACCTAAATACGACTACCTGAAATATCACAAGATTGTTATGCGGTGGGCAACTATGAAATACGGTATATCTCAGCAAGATTTAGATATGCTGTTCTTTCTTTATTCCGAAGGGCTTTTCTTTTATACTGACTTTCAAAAGTACGGTAATATATTCGGATGGGAACCAGGTCGTTTTACAAGAATGAAGAAAGAGGGTTATATCCACGCATGGTACAAAGGCTGGTCAAGAAATGGCGACTACCCTAGATATGAGCTGACTAGAAACGCTAGACTTATGATTACAAAAATCTACAAAGTGCTGAACGGTGAGGAAGAACTAGCGGAGATGCCGAGAAACAATCCTATCTTTAAGCGTGAGCGATATACCGATAAAGTGACCGCTATGTCAATCAAGGACATGAACAAAAAAATTAGAGAAAACAAGATAAAACGAGAAAACCCAGACTATTAATCTGGGTTTCTTTAGCTTCGTGAAATTTCATTGACACCTTAGATGTAGAACATCCGCATTCTTCTTTCATCATGGCTTTTTTATCCCAAATATTAACTAAATTTGGGATAAAATTTATTTCATTTAACGTCTAGAAGATGTCAGTAGTTTGGCTTTCGGTTTTGCTTTTTCAGCAAGAGCTTTAGCTTCTGACATTGAAGTGCTTTTTGAATAAGAGCCATTACTTGCCTTCTTTACTTGGTTCTCGGTCATAACTGACCTTTGTCTCTTTGCTTCTGCCATTTTTTCTTGGTCTCGTGCAGATAACTTTTTTGCCATTGCTGCTGAAGATGAACCTTGAGTCATTTTAACAGGAGGCTGATTTTTTGTGTTTTTTAAAATTGCCATTTTTTTTATGGGTTTTATAATGCCCGCCCAAGGCTTTTATATTATCATTTTTTTTTCACAAAAGTAGCACATTTTACTTTACAATACTGCCACTACATCACGCTCTTGAATGACCGTGTACATAGTTCCGTCAATCATCACCTCATGCGAGTTCGCTTGGTCGAACATAATCTTGTCGCCCTCTTTCACAAAGTCAACCAAATTACCAACAGCCTCACAAACAATGCCGTTCTGATATCTATTCTTATTAACGTCCTCCCCCGTTAAAATAAGACCTGAGGAGCCTTTCTTCTCCTCGACAATCTTATTAACCAACAAAAATTTATTTACTGCTTTCATCTCTCATATTTGTTACTATTGCCTCAGTACTTACGATTGTTGTAGCTACCGACACAGCGTTAATTAATGCACTCTTAGTTACTTTCGTTGGGTCAACCACACCTAACTTCATCAAGTCGCCAAAGACTCTGTTCTTAGCGTCATACCCGAAAAACAAATCGTGCTTCTCAAGTATCGTCTGACCGATTGCCTTTGGGTCTTCCCCTGCGTTCAACATGATTTGCGTAAATGGTACAATCAAAGCATTCGTTAAAATACTAACGGCTGCCATAAAGTTTTGCGACTTGTCAGAATATCTGTGAGAAATCTCGTCAGCACAGTTTGCCAATGCAATTCCACCACCAGGCAAAATACCATCCTCTACTGCTGCCGCTACTGCTCTCACCGCATCGTCTACTCGGTCGTACTTTTCTTTCTGCTCGATGTCTGAGTTACCACCAACATAGATGATACCAACCCCTTTACTGATACTAGCAATACGCTCGTTCAAGAATTTTTTATCTGTTGCGTCCATGCTTTCAGATTCCATTGATTTCAAATCAGCTAAGTGTTTCTCAACTGCCTCATCTGTATTGTCATTACGCATGATAATCGTTGATTCTTTGCTAACGATTACTTTTGCAGCCTGCCCTAAATCAAGTGGTGTCAATGTGTATAAATTATCACCAATAGACTCAGAGATGTATTTAGCACCTAAAGCTACCGACAAGTCAAACATTAAGTCTTTCTGTCTGTAACCAAATGACGGTGGGATAATATGACACGCTTTAATGACTTTCCTTGCAACATTCATATTCAATGTATTCAACGCATTAGGTGACAAATTACCGATAATCAACAATGGCTTTTGTTCTCTAATAACATGAGCTAGAGTTTCCTCAAGTAATGTCAAGTTGTTAATCTCAATGTCTGTCAATAAGATGTACGGATTCTCGAACACGCACTCTTCAGTCTTTTCGTTATTAACGAAATACTTACTTGTCCACCCTCTGTCGATTCGCATACCTGAGATAATCTCATTGTAGGTTGACGCATTAGACGAGTTCTCTACTGTAACCAAGTCAACTTTCTTAAAGGTGTCAGCGATAAGTTTACCGAGCTCTTTGTCGTTGTTGGCTGAAATTGTAGCTACATCAACTAAAGTACGCTTAGAGACCTTCCTAGACATTGAATCGAGCAATTTAACGATGTCATCAGTGATTGCATTTACTCCACGAATGACCTCCGTCTTATTGTACTTATTATTAAAATCAAGCTCTTGAAATGCGTCAATAATCGCTTCCGTTAGGACGATACTCGTACTTGTGTTGTGAGTTGGTATATATCCGTCTGTAATGTACAAGTGATTTTCATTACTAACTTTAATACACTGCATATCTGTAACTTTTTCAGTTTTTACAATGCTTTTAATTTTTGAACCATACTTATATCCTTTTAATTGATTGATTCTATGTATGCTAGTATTTGAATAAGAGTCTTTATCTTTATCTCTTGTATGTAATCTTCTATTGAATGACAATCCAAGACCACAAATTAATTCTTGAAAATCATCAGCTAATTGATTACTTATTGTGCTAAACTCAAATAACCCTTTTGTATTGATGTGTCCATCTGTATCTGTAAGTCCCTTCAAAAGTTTCTTTCTACTTTCAATGCTAGAATGTAAATAAACTTTAGGGATAAATTTAGTTGCACTTTTCACACCAAGTAATCCTAAATTAAAGATAATATCCATCATAGTATCACCCTCTGAATTTTTACCTTCAAATCTTACTCTGATGTAATTCTTTTTCTCATCACGCCTCGCAATAGCTTTTATACCTTCAGGTAGAATCAGTGAATCTAGTATGTGTTGTTTTTTAAACCCTAATGATAATTCGATAGAACCTGTTCCGCTCATACTACCATCTCCTAATAATACACCTAAAGTATATGAATCTAAAGATAAATCTGATTTTTCATAAAACTCTACCTCACCATTCTGAACATAATATCTACTTTCTAAATGACCAGCAGGAGTAATTCTTGCAAAGTCTTTTATCATTTCTTCAGTAGTAATTGTTTTTTGAACGCCATAATGAGTTGTTACAGTCCATAAGTGATTACCTGAGCATTCAACTACCCTTCCATCTGCAAACCCTACTTCATAAACATCAAGTTTACCTTTAGGGAATACGCCAAGAACTTTCTGAATACTTCCATTTGTACCACAAACTTCATCTCCTTCTTTTATGCTACCCATTGTCGTCCAACCGAATGGAGTCAATACTTTTGCGTAAATAGGCTGAGGTCCATCTCCTGCTGCTACTGCCGTTTGGTCAGCCGCTTGTTTCATCAACTGAACTGCCAGGTTTTCAATCGGGTCAAACAGATTAATCGAACGAGCAATCGTCACTCCGTCTTTTGTCACCGTCAGTCCTCTCGTATGATTTTCAGACTCTAATAACACCGTCTGTCCCGATGGACCTAATGTCGATTTGACTGCTCCCGCAATCTTCTTAATGCCAGACCTTAATTTCGCCTGTCCTTCATCTTTTAAGAATACTTCTTTTACTATCATTTTTGTTTGTTTATTTTACAGATTATATGTTTTTTACTTTACAGATTGTTGAGTTTCTTCGTACTCATTAATATACAAGTCAATCAGTTCTTTTGTCTTAATTAAATCACTGTGCCACTGTCCTTTCTTTCGACATCTCACAATTCTTTTTATTAAATCACTTTCCCATGCGTTCAACTGATGTCTCTCCGCAAACAAATACAGACTTCCGTGCGTATTGTCGTAATGTTTTGATAACTCGCTCATTTTATTTGAATGTTTTATTGTAATATTTATCTGCATTATTAAACATTAACTGACCTTCAATATGAGCGTCAATTATTTGTTGTTTATATACCTCCATTGCTATATCATAAGCATCTGATATTTTGATAATACCATTTCTGGTAGTCTCTACTTTACCTTCTTTAGTCAATCATAATTCTCTCATAAAAAAATCTAGTGCGTTTTCTTCTTTCATAACAAAATATTATTAATGTTCGGCAGTCCTTTGCCATTGTTGGTTATAATTGAAAACCCAGCGTTCGATGTGTAGCCCAAGTCCTCACTAAACCCGTTGCCCGTAAATAAACTCCTTGCGTTCATACGAATATGGTCCACGCTGTCGTCCTTAATGATGTTAAATTTGCCTTTCAAATTAACGCTCAGTTTTTGAATAATAGAGTGCAAGTGCCCCTCCAATATAACGTTATACATTCCTTTCTTACCAAAATCCCAACACAAGTCCTTTGTTGCTTTTCTTGAGATGCCCTTATGCCCATGAAGTATTATGTAATTTATACCATCAATCTCAACCGAAATGACTGTCGGGTGAAACTCCACATTGTAACCCCTTAGTTCTAACCCAAAAGCTATCAAGTCGCAAGCCCCTCCGTCAGTGTCCTCATTCTTGTCCGATGTCAATCGGTCGTGATTACCTGCGACAAGTTTGACGTTTTTTAGATTGTTAATCTTGGATAGCAATTTCTCGTGCAATACATTTACCGAGAACTTAATAACCTCTGCTCCTATCATTCCTTTCTGAAGTCCTTTCCAAGAGTTCTTGTGGTTGAGCCCCGTAAAACTTTCTATCATGTCGCCCAAGAACAATACGTGAACCTCTTTATAGTTCATTCGATTGACCTTATCTACAATCTCCCCTAAGTATTCTATCAGGATTGGAATAGAGTAATCTCTAGTATTAACAAGTCCATCAATGTAAGCACCTAAATGTAAATCCGCAATAACAACTACTCCTACATCATGCCCATCAACGACCTTTGTTTTGAACTTAATAATGTCCTTCAGTTCTTTCTTTAGGATTTCCTTCACCTCTTCATACGAAACGCTATCGTCCTCGTCCGAAAGTGGGTCAACAAAGTTAGGATTCTTGACAAACGTACTGACAGACGTTCCGTCCTCTAGCTTTTTCTTAATCCACATATGCTTCGCATCATTCGGAGATACATCAACGGCTGCCGATGTTCTATAAATCCCCTCATGCTCGTCCTTGATACTTTTTAAGTATCTGTCGAAATACTTGCGTAATGAGTCAATCTCCTTATCAGAATAATCATATCCCTTAAAAGCTAACTTTATCAAATCCTTTCGTCCGAGCGTTGGATTGCTATTCAATGCAGCAATGATTAAATCATAACCTACTTTATACTTGCCTGTGTACATTAAATTCGTTTTTTTTGTCAAAAATAACAATAAAATGTACATAAACAACAAAATGCACCCCGAAAAGTGCATTTTTTTATTAAAATATGTATGTTTTTTTACATTAATATGCTTGATAAGTGAATTTTGCAACGAACGGAACTGCACTAACAACAAATGAAGTGTCATTTGAGTAAATTCTTGCATGTTGTATTACAATTCCGTTAATTTGGTTTGGTGTTCTAAATGTTATGACTCCCAAAACATCACTTATAGTATTAATAGGTAATGTAAAATTAAAACCACCTTCCTCAACAACTGAAAAATCAACATCTACCGTTCCGTAAATAGTCACATCAACCACTCCATTGTTTATACTATAAAAATCTGTATCTAAAGAAACGTTTGTTATTGCACCAGCTACACCGTCCAATATTGTACCATATTCGCCACCCATAGGAAGCCATACAGCATTATCAGTTGTCGCATCTGTACAAATGTAGGTTTTTCCTGTGTTTAAAACAGTGTAACGTGAGCCGATTACAATTCCTAATGTTTCGTCATAAAACTCATTTGGTATGTCGTCATTTATTGAATTAACATGAACAATTGGATTTCCTGAAGAATAATAAACTTCACGACCATCTACCCATTGTATCATTTTTTCATTTGAGCAAACAAGCTCTAAACCCGTTAATCCAAATCTTTCAACACTACCCTCTCTAATTGTTGAGCCGTTATCTAAACCGCCAGCATCAGATACTTGCTGAAGTGTAGCACTCTCTAGTATCTCCTCAATAGTATATACTTCCTGTGCAGCGTTATTTTGAGCAGACTTACGCTCTGCCGTTGGAAAGTTTGGGTTAATGCCCACGAATTTTGTCCCACTTGGTATCATATCTTTCTTTTTATATATTTATAATTACTTCATAGCCCATTTGCTCGTATGCAAGTTTTGCATATTCGTGTGCTGTTTCTATGCTTTGAGTTTCTGTTGCCTCAATTTCAACAGTAAAACTACCTTGTTGAACATCTGTTGACATTGATGAAGCTCCTGCAATATAAGCTTCTTTACTTGCATAAGTAGCAATTGCAATTTCTAATGTTTTGCCGTTTGCCCTACCTGCAAACTCAATTCTACCGTAAATACTTTCAAGTGTTATATCTGTACCTATAATTTTGATACTTTTTTCTGGTGTTGCTTTGATATTTAATCCCATAATTTTTATTTGTAAAGTTAATAAATTATGCTGCACCTAAAACAGTAACTGTTCCACTTGAGCCTCTGTATTTTAATGCTCCCCCTTCAACATATAATTTTCCACCTCCTGCAAGGTTTGCTGTTGGAGCAGTTCCATTTGGAATGTAAATAACTCCGACATCGTTTGTATCTTCAATCGGTGCTTGTAAAAGTAAATTTGATTGACAAGTAATTGCGGCACGTTGTGCATTGATGCCATTTTTATTCATCCCAATAATAAATATTGACTTTTCTCCTGTATTACCGTTTATATTATATGTATAAGCTGTCAACTTAACAGCAGGGTCTCCTCCCCATGCTCCTCCTTGCTTACCAGTTGTAAATAAAAAAGATGTAGATGATTCTTGATTTGTATATGAAAATGGATTATGATTTGTTCCTATTCTTGCTGCATCTTGATATCTATTACCTCCAATAGCATCAACATAATAAGATGGGGCTGTATGTCCTAAAGCCAAGAATCCATATGTCCAAGATTTATCTGTTCCTAAATAAGTATAATCACCCGCATATTTTTTTATAGAAATATAACTAGGCCCATTATTAAAAAAGCTTGTTTTAAATGTTATAAAATCTGTAAATGCTTCTCCAAATTTTAGTAATCCGTCAGCTTGAATTGCTAGTATATTGTTTGTATCCGCACTATTCCTAATCCTAAAAGCTATATCAGTTGACAAAGCACCTTGAGCTCTAACGTCTAATCGAACTGAACTACTAGGAGTTGCACCAATCCCAAGTCTCTTGTTTGTGTTGTCCCAAAATAAGTTTGAATCCTGCTGAACAACATCGCCTGCTCCTTGAAATATCAACCTACCAACTGTGCCTGAAGCGATAGAAGTCGTCCCGACAGTCAGACCAGAATTTATAACAATGTCCCCATCACCCAGTATAGATACGCCACCGACCGTCTTAATGTTAGTGCCACTGACCAGTGTATCCTGCTTAGCGTCCAACCCCGTCTTCAATAAATTGACCGTTGGGTATTTCTCAGTGCTAGTGCTTATCGTACTGTTCTCTTTATTGGCAATTTTCTCAAGGACCGTATTGTCACTATTTACAGTGTCTATAATGTCCTCCATCGTAACGACCTGCTGTGCAGCATTAACCTGCGCTGATTTTCTCTCAGCTGTCGGAAAGTCAGGATTAATACCTATGAATTTTGTCGAAGAGTCAATTATGGACATTGTGCTTTTTATTGCAAAGTTAATAAATTAAATGCGTTCTGAAATGTATGCACCTCGTCAGTATGAAAAGCAAAATGAAATGCGTCCTCCAAGTCAACACCAAAAGAGAACGTCCGTCCGTGAACATACACCTCATACCCGACCAACTTCTCATGCACCCATCTGCTGTACTGCTCGTCATATGTAAATCCCATGTCGTAGAGCTTGCTCTCGTCCATTTTAACGGCACTAAAGCTGTTCGATGATATATCTAGACCATTGATGGTATTTGCGTCAATGCTATCGACCTTCTGCTCGATGCCGTTTATTTTGATGATGTTCTTTCTTTGAACGTTGTCAACCGTTATCATTTTTGTCCTCTTTTATGGCAATAAAGATACATATAAAATCCATTACAGCTTTAAGTACAAACGCTATTCCGACTATCGGATGACCAAACTCAAAAGCCAACAGCGATATTACGACCGCCAGGCTGAATATTATTTCTTCTGTGTGGTATGCTTTCATATTTTATACCCGATAGGGCTTTAAATTGTTTTAATTATCGTTATTATACCCGAACGGTGCTACCCCTCCTCTGTGTCGTAAAACATTCTCTCCGAATCCTCAGTGTGCCATTTGTCAAATCCCTCGCAGTTATACCAGTCCTTGTTCACCAAATAGTCAGGCTTCTCAGGAAATGGCTTAGTCACAAAACTAGGCTCCGACCATTTTATCCTATTGTTAGGCTGCAAGGCAATCTGTCCGTTGTCAAGCAAGATGATATGATGGCTCTTATGCTCCATCGGGTCCTCCGCTAAAGATAAGTACGTATTGACATCACCACTCCCCCAATTGATAGTCGCATAGTAACTCCCACTGTAAAACTTTTTGTCCTTCATAAAGACCTCCACCTTCATGTCATACAAATACGAAAGATGCAGCAAAGTGAAGTTATACGAAAAACAATTCCATATCTGCAAATAGTGAAATGGCAAATCTACATCTGGCAATTTAGGCTCAGTCAGCAAAGCATGACTAGGTAACTTATCTCTCAACACACCATTGTCAAGTAATACCTGAAACAATGCCGCCTGACCAGGCATACATCTGACCGAAATAATCACCCCTGGAGTAAACTCACCATGACCCTTTTGGTTTTGATACATATACTCGTTTCTAACAAATACCTTCAAAGGAAAAAAATTGTGCTCTATGTGTGCCATTGTATTTTTTTGTGTACAGCAAATTTACGGCAAAGATTTTTAACTGCCGAACTTTTGCCCGATTATTTTATCAGACAGTTTTTACCGACAGTTTTTTTTGCATCCAGATAAATTATCTGTCAGTTTCTGTCAGGTTGGTCGTCAGACCGCTAAAAATACCTTTGTGACGCTACAACCCTTGCTACCACTAGGTTTGTGTAGCAAACGTGAGGAAAATGTAGCAAAATGTAGGAAGTAGTGACGCTACAACCCCCGTCAATCCTCAATTATGTGACTTGTGACGCAAAATAGGTCGATTTTTAAAAAAAATTTTTTTTTATTATTTTTTATACAAATAACTATTTCTTTAGTTATAATATTTTTTTTTTTTTTTGAAAAAGAGAAATTTTGCGTCACAACTTACATATCCTAGTCATACCGTAGGAATTAGCGTCACTAAACCTTACATCTACCCTACATAAAAAACGATTTGCGTCACTAAATTGAGGTATTTTTGGCATTTTGACCGTTTTTTCGACTGTCAGATTTTTTGCTAAAAAGCGTTATTTGTAAAAAAAACAAACTTAAAATTATTCGGTTGACATTCGGATAATTTGGATAACCCCTCCATTTGGCGACCAGGCGGTCCGAAAGAAAGTCGTTTTGAAAAAGGGTAGGGGGGTGCAAAAGTCTGACAAATTGGCAGGTATTTTTGGCTTTTAATTGCTATGC